AATCAACAGCCCACCAACCAACCGAAAACGGTTTATGATAGCCCCAGTCGAAAGAGCGATATATGGTCCAATTCGGTGGAATTTCAAACGGCTCTATCACATGAGTGTATAGCCCTGTAGCCTGCTGCTCTTTTGTGCCTACCCTAAAATCCTCAAAAAACATACCCTCAGCCACGTCCCATAAGCCATATAGAAACATTCTCTTTTGCTTTTCAGGTAGATTTTCAAGCTGTTGAAAATACTCAGGCTGTTTTGCCATAAGCGCAATATTATCCGTCACAAGTGCTTGAATAAACGAATAATCTTCCGGGTTTTCGTCAGGCATATAATTTTTATCGATAAAGATTCGCTTAAAATAGTGATGTGACGCTCCGCCGGGGTTAGTAGTGAAGTATATTCTTTTGGGAAATTCATTTGCACCACGCATACAAAGTCCTATAGTTTTAATTTGGTATTCTGTTAAATGCGTTGCTTCGTCAATGAAAATAACATCAAATTCCGTACCTTGAAAGCGGTCGAGGTCAGCGTCATTGCGGCAGTACATAAACTGAATCGTGCTGCCGTTTGGAAAATAAAATATCTTTTCCTTATCAACATATTTTGCAATCTTATACAAAATATTTCTCATTTCACGAATGTGGTTATTCATAAGTTCCGGATAAGTTTGTCGAACGATTAACACCTTTATTCCTGCATAAAATACGGCAAGCAGAATAGCTTTAACTCTTACAAACCAACTCTTTCCACCGCCACGTGCGCCGCCGNTATGCTTATCTTCTAAAGCGAGCTTTTGCTTTGGATTCACCTTTGAAAAATCAAGGTTAAGCGTTACTGCGCCCATTCTTTTTTACCCTCTATTATCTTAATTTCAACGTTCTTTTTATCCTCGTCCTCTGTCAAATCATTAAGCTGTTTTATAGTGTCATTCATGGTGGAAATGGTGCTTGCAAAATCCTTTAACGCTCTTGTGTCAAGCTTTTTAGTAATTCTTACCGATTCAGCTCCACTTGATGTTCTGAGTATTTGCCGGTATAGCTGCTCCGGGTCGTCTAACGCTTCATTTAATTTAACTGCAAGCTTGTCCGCCGCCTCAATTAAATTATTAAGCTTTTGCGATTTATTCTTAATATCAGTCGTGCGTGCGTTTTGTAAAGTGGCCTGCGCCACGTTTGACCTATATTTATCACGTTTTTTTACCCAATTTTGCTTTTTTCCTACCGCCGATACCCTCGACGGCGCTATTTTGTGCTTGTTTGCAAGTGCTCTGTAAGACATTTCACCGCATACATATTCATTTTCAAGCTCTTTCCAATCGACTTTGCTCACGTTCTCACCTCTTATTTACCTTATCATTTCAAAACGCTTCAATGTCACACCCATAAAGCAAAAAAATAAAGCCCCTGCCTCTCGGCAAGAGCTTATACGTTTGCTTATTCTTTTTCCTCGTGGACTTCGTATGTATTTTCCGCCTGCGTATCTTCAACACCGTGGCGTTTGAACATTTCTTTCCAGGCGTCACCGTACATTTGCTTTAAAAGGCAGTAGCAAAATGCCTTAAAAGGATTGTTGACGTCTCCCTCTTTGAGCTTAACCCAAGTTGTTTTGCCGTCATTCCACTTAACCACAGTCTTATTATCCTTTGTCACGATAATATCTTTAACGCTGTAGGATTGAAGCATTTGGGCAAGCGCTTTGCTTGCTTGATTTTTCGCCATTTTAGCGTCCATTTCTGTAGCTTTGTTAAAGCCGTTTTGATATGCCTCTTGTTTCTTTTGTTCAATAAGTAAAGAAGTAGCAGCTACAGCCACGCCTAAAAGCGCAACAAAAACAGCCGCTAATAAAATAATAATAGCAGTTTTCATAAAATTACCTCATTTTTCGTATTTTTGATTTATAAGTTGATACATTTCGCAGTTTTTGCAACCGGAAATGCTGTTACAATAGGTGTTAAGCCATTTGTCGCCTCTCTGTACGCTTGGAAATCTAAGCACAATGCACCCTTTGCTTATTATTTTTTCGCATTTGATATACATTGCACCGCCTTTTTCCTTTTTCTGCGTTTGATAAAACGGACAACACGCTTTGACATCACGATATAAATTCGACATAGCTCAACTCCTTTTAATTCCGCTTTTTAAACAATATAGCGGTAACATAAGTATGGCTGTTATACTCATTTTCGCATACTTCAACACGCTCGTATATATAACCGGGGTATTTGTTTTCCCAAAACGCCCTATCATCCTTGTATTTTGCAAGGCGGTTGACATATCTGTTAGTCACCATTCGCTTTTTTGTTCTTTCAATCGGCTTTTTAAGATTTTGAGTAGAAAACCAACGCTTTCTACCCTTAGGGTCTTTTGACACATACTTAGCGGCGGTTTCAGGGCCGAACACGTCAGGATTGTACCTGTTTGCATTTACCCAACCGAATTTCCACATATCCTCGGCTCTGTCCCTGCCGAAGCCGCCATTATTCATAAATATGTGAAAATGAATATTAACAAGCCCTGCATACTTGCCTGTCTTGTATGTTTTTTCTTCCATAATCACTACAGCCCTAAGTTCGAGGAGTTTATGCTTTCTGCGGTAATATCTCACACGGCGGATATAATTATAAGCGTCACGGTATGCTTTGTCTGAACTTTGCGGAGCATTTTCAGGTGAATACGTGCAATGCAAATAGATATCTCCTGTATCAAAATTAGCATTAATAAGCCTGATAAGCTTTTTGGTGGATTGCTTTGCATTATAAAGCGCCTGCTGCTCTGATGTGATTTTACTTTTTGGTGCTCTTTCAGCAAGAGGTCTGCCGCTGTCCGTGCAAGGGAAATAACTCACCTCTAACAATCTTCCGCTTTTAATCTGCTTTTCCTTATTCACCTTTATGCTCCTTTCTTTATTTTCGTTCAGTAGTTAAGATACAATACAAGCTCGTAAGCCGGACTTGCACCGGCTTAAATTTTTGCTATATATAATATGTATATAGATATGGTGATTAGAGTCTTCTGAAATCGTATTTTCTCATTTCGCTTTCGTGCACTGCACCTATGGGTGCGGCTTTTGAAAGCGGAACAAGAACAATTCCGTTCGGTGTCGGCTTTGCTTGATATAAATAAGCGCCGCTTTTTGTTACGAGCTTAAATTTGTCGCCGTCCCTAATCTCGTTGCCTTTTTCTTCAATATATCCGTTTGCCAATCCTAAACACATAACCTGTCTCCTATATCGCTTTTGTTACATAAATTTCCATAAGAATAATTATTGCGCCTGCCAAAATTAAAAAACATTTGGTGCAAGCTTTGAAATCTTTGCTCATTTTCTCACCGCCTAACCCACAAGCGGCTCATAAATATAATCATAAGCTGTGCCGTATTTCTGCTTTTCCGCTGCCACAAGCTTTTGATAATATTTGCTTTCCATAAACTGATTTTCAAACTTTTCCCTAAGCTCATCAGTCATATCATATTTGCCGATATTGTTTTTCTTTTTAAAAGCTTCCCACTTTTTCGTAACCATAGGATGATTTATATTTAGTCTGAACCCATAAGGGTTGTTGAAAGTATGAAGCATTTGGCTTTTCTGCTTTTCCGGGAACTCACTAAGTTTGTCCCATGCTGTTATGTAGTCCATTTAATCACTCCACGAAATCAGGTCTTTTGGTTGATAATCCGTTGAGTTCAATATCTACAGTCGATTGAAAACTGTTTTTATAAAATGCGACATAAAGACATAAGGTGTTATATTCTCTTGCACACTTTTCCTCAATGCCGCAACCTCTTACCAAAGCAGGATAATTGCCCACGGTAGGTCCTTTATATGCAAAAACTGCAATATCGGCTTTGCTTAGCTTTTTAATAGATTCGCCTAAATACCATAACGGTTTAGCATTTGCCGGAGCACCTTTTATAAAACTGTCGATAATTTCAATATCATTTCCGTACTTTTCTTTAAGTGCTTCTTTAATCTTTCCTCTTATGATTTCAATTTCAAAATTTGAATAGCCCTTCATAGGTTGACTTATAAATATTTTCATTGTTTACTCCTTTTCGTCTTTCTTATGTTTTAATACTTTGCCTTGGTTTACTGAATTAATCACTTGTTCTTGATAGCTTTTTTCAAGTGCTTTTGCTACCGTCTTAAAATATGTAACTGTTTGTAAAGCAAGATTTGAATAATCTAAAACGATAACGGCCTTAACAAACATACCGACTTTTACCACGAGATACGAAACATCTTCGCTTGTTTTTCTTTCATACAGCTCGTATTCATCATATCTTTTCTTTATAAATTCTTCGACTTTATCAAAATTTTCTTGCATTAGCTGATTTTCCAACCATTCGCAAGCATTATTCGGCAATCCCATTCCGTTAAATGAAAACTGCAAATCTTCAGCAATCAATTTCACAAAATATCTTGCTAATTCTCTATTCATTTTTTCAACTCCCTATCGTTAGTAATTTGTTGATAACAGCAGTAGAAATATAGCAATCATTTTCTCTTAATATTTCAAGTAACTCCTGTTTGCATTTATTCACACCGTCCTCAAAGCCCTTATCATACTGCTGTCTATCGTATTTTAATGCTTTGATTAGCTCGTCTTTATCAACATAAATTCCATACTTATGAATCACTTTAAGCGTTTCATTTGCTAATTGGCTTTCAATAGACGACATTTGTTCTTGAACAATCTGTATTGGAGCTTTATAAAACGTAGCCCTATCTATTTTAAACTCAAATTCAGTCATTTTTTACCTCCTTGATTCCAAAAACCACATATCCGTCTTTAAGACCCCAACCATTAAGAATATAGGTTATTTCATATACTTTGTCGGTTATAGGGTGCTTTACAAAGGGGTCGCTTGGCTCATAAGGCTGAAAAACAACCCTGTCGCCTTTTT